TGAAAGAGTCCATCATCAACGCATATGAAATTAAGACGGGAATGGCCAGAAACAAGCTATCAAAGCTTATGGATGCGGAAACCTGGCTTTCTGCCCACAAAGCAATGGAGTATGGCTTTGCGGATGACATCATGTTTTCGGATAAGAAAGGACCTGATGATTTAAGCTCATATGCCTTTTCAAGACGGGCGGTCACCAACTCACTGCTTGAAAAACTACCAAAAAATATGCCGGAAAGCACCGGTACAACCGTAGCAAGCCTTGAAAAAAGGCTTTTTTTAATTAAACCATAGGAGGTTTTCATGAACAAGATTTTGGAAATGAGAGAAAAAAGAGCAAAGACCTGGGATGCCGCCAAGGCATTTTTGGATGAAAGAAGGGGAAAAGATGGCCTGCTTTCCGCAGAAGACACGAATACCTACGAGAAAATGGAAGGCGAAGTTGTTGCGCTTGGGAAGGAAATAGAACGGCTGGAGAGGCAGGCGGCGCTTGATCTGGAACTATCGCGTCCGGTAAACGAGCCTATCACCGGAAAACCGGAGGGGCGTAAGGAAAAAGAAAAAACCGGAAGAGCGAGCAACGAATACAACAAAGCGTTCTGGCTTTCCATGAGAAACAAAGCCGGATACGATATTCAAAACGCCCTTCAGATCGGAACCGACTCCGAAGGCGGATACTTGGTGCCTGATGAGTTTGAAAAGACTCTGGTTGAGGCGCTTTTGGAAGCCAACATCTTCCGGCAAATGGCAAACATCATCGGCACATCTTCAGGGGATCGAAAGATTCCGGTTGTGGCAAGCAAAGGAACCGCGTCTTGGGTGGAAGAGGAAGGAAACATCCCCGAATCCGATGATGCATTTGGTCTTGTATCCATTGGTGCCCATAAACTGGCCACCATCATTAAGGTTTCCGAGGAACTTCTAAACGATAGCGTCTTTAATCTAGAAAGCTACATCGCAAGAGAGTTTGCAAGAAGAATCGGAACCAAGGAAGAGGAAGCCTTTTTCATTGGAAACGGCACCGGAAAGCCGACTGGTATCTTTAATGCCACTGGTGGAGCAAGCCTTGGGGTGACGGGGGCAAGCGCAACTGCCATCACATCGGACGAGCTGATTGACCTTTACCACAGCCTGGGATCCCCGTATCGCAAGAACGCGGTCTTTGTGATGAACGACACCACGGTGAAGGCCATCAGAAAGCTGAAAGATGGAAATGGCCAGTACCTGTGGCAGCCTTCCATCGCAGCGGGACAGCCTGATACTATCCTAAATAGACCAGTTAAAACCTCCGGGTTTGTGCCTGGCATCGAAGCCGCCGCAAAGACCATCGCGTTTGGTGACTTCTCATACTACTGGATCGCGGATAGACAGGGACGATCCTTCCAAAGACTAAACGAGCTATATGCTGCTACCGGTCAGGTTGGTTTTAGGGCTACACAGAGAGTGGATGGGAAACTGATTCTATCCGACGCCATTAAGGTCTTCCAGCAGAAAGCATAAAAATTTATTTTTTCGGTTAGATATGCGTGAAAATTTATAAAACGTTGAAATATGAACGAAAAAACAACATCCTATACCAACTTCACTACCTAAAACCTTTCGAAAAACCTATATACCGCTTATCTTGCGCGTTTTTTCCATGTGTGCTACTGTGTGTACATAGGAGGTGATTGCGATGACAAACACACAAACAGAAACCTTTATGGAAGAGATATTACGCCAAAAGGTCGAAGCAAAAAGGAAGGGTGCAAAGTTCATTGACCTAGTGTCAAGGGAAGTGCACATGGCGGTAGGCGGGTATCCAGGACAGAACCATAGAATGCCTATCTGCTGCAGCGCAATGTACAGCATGATGTCAGATGGGGATCAGGTATTGGAAACTCCACCAAGTGGAAAGGGAGCATATTTAACAATAAGATATTTTCTATAACCTTTACTAACTCCAAAGAGGGCTTGCGATATTGCAGGTCCTTTTTGGTTGCCCTTTGGCAGAGAGGAATAATATGAGCAATGTAAAAAACTACAAAGAGCAAGGCGGCGATGTGACCGTCATTGGCGGAACGCTTATCATTGAGGAGGGCGCGACCCTGGTGGGTCTTCCAGCTGCCGATGCACAGGCGGATTCTGTAGCATCTGCCATCGCAGCTCTTGTGATTGACTTCAATGCCTTGCTTGCAAAGCTTCGTGCTGCGGGCCTTTTAAAAACCGAGTAAAAAGGCGAAATCAGACATTGTCCCTATGGCCTTCGGATGATATAATGAAGCCCATCAAAATATATAGGGGGAAGTTATGTCCGATCTAATCTTATCCGTAATATTTCAGCCTTGGATTGACATGCCCCCCGAAAGTTGCACCAGTTTCAAAGTTAGTAATCAACTGGTATACTGACTTTGAAAGGATGGGAAAATTATGGCAAGGAAAAACTATACGGTGGAGCAGATCATCGTAATCCTCCGAAAGGTGGAAGTACTCTGCGGGCAAGGCATGACGGCGAAGGAAGCGGTGAAGCAGGAAGGCATCACCGAAAACACCTACTTCCGCTGGCGCAAGGAATATGGCGGCATGAGCACATCTGATGTCAAACGTCTCAAAGAGCTGGAGAAGGAAAACAGCCGGCTCAAAAAGATTGTGGCGGAACTGTCCCTGGACAATGAGATGCTGAAAGACATCGCCTCAAAAAACTTCTAAGCCCGGCCAAGCGGCAGATGACGGTGGATTATCTGCGGGAGGAATACGAGGTCTCTGAGAGACGCGCTTGCCGGGCACTTGATGTGAACCGGAACACATACCGATATGAACCCAAAGAACTGCCTGACGAAGACGACCTGCACAAGCTGATTATCTACCTGGCGACAAACTTCGGTCGGGTCGGCTACCGAATGGTGGCGGATATGCTTCGGAATCAAGGAATACTGATCAACCCCAAAAGGGTGGAACGCATCTGGCGGGAGGAAGGCTTGAAACTTCCAGCAAAACAGACCAAGAAACGCCATATTGTCATGAACGACGGCAGTTGCATAAGGCTTCGGCCCCAGCATAAAAACCATGTATGGAGCTACGATTTCGTGGAGGACAAGACCATGGACGGACGCAAAGTCCGGTGGCTCAACATCATTGATGAGCATGAACACGAATGCCTGGCGAGTATCCCAAGAAGATCATGGAGAAACAGCGATGTCATAAACGCCCTGTCTGAGATCATGATCCTGCGGGGCGCCCCTGAATATATCCGAAGCGACAACGGTCCCGAGTTCATAGCGAAAAAACTAAGGAAATGGCTTTCGGATATCGGTGTTATAACAACATATATCGAGCCGGGCAGCCCATGGGAAAATGGATATGTGGAAAGCTTCAATGCCAGAATGCGGGATGAGTTTTTGAATGGAGAGTTGTTCGGGAATCTGTATGAGGCAAAGGTGCTTACCAACCGGTGGGTGCGCTACTACAACACGATACGGCCCCACAGTTCTCTGGGCGGGAAGACGCCGGCACCTCAGACGTACACGTTCGACGATCTTGAAATGACGGATGCGTTGCGCAAATCTGTCTGGAATGTTATGCTTGTGTCTGAGGAGAAACGTAAGGCCTCATAAAAAAGGTTCGGACTAACTTTGAAACTGGACCAAAGATCGGGGGCAGACCATTATGAAGACCATCTTTATTCATACATCGTTTTTTCCGAGCGGTGTGAGCTGAACAAGTCAATCAATGAGCTGCAAGGAGTTGTGGTACTGAAACGAAACAGGCTCGTCTCAAAACTAAGGCAGGATGTGACCGAGAGAAGCACTGTCTTCATGAAAACCGAAATGGATGAGCTAGAAGAATTGCTAAAGAGTTTCGAATTGGCAGACGATGCCACAAAAGCCGCACACATTGAAAGCGTCATGGCAAAATAGAATTGAAAGCACAATCAAATGGTTGTGCTTTTTTAGTGCAATGAAAGGACTAGGCATGCTTATTACTTTAGAAGAAGCAAAAGCATATTTGAAAGTGGAAGGAACGGAAGATGACTTGGTAATCACGGATGCTATCAGCGCGGCAAGCGAACTTACCCTTAACATACTTCGGTGTCAGGAAACGGATTTTGAGGATATCCCAAAATCAGTGAAGCAGGCAACTCTGTTTTGTGTCGTAAGTCTTTATGAAAACCGGGAAGGTTCTAATCTCAAGGCGGTGCTGGATATTATGAAAGGGATGCTATTTGCTTACCGAAAGGATGCGTGGTAGACATGGGAATCGGAAGCATGAGGCATCGTATCGCCATCGAAAAGAAGGTCCCCGGAGTAACAGAAAATGGGTTTTCTGAGGATACTTATGAACCTGTTGCGACCGTATGGGCGGAGGTGAAGCCAGTTCAAAGCAGGCAATACGAAAAGGCGGACACCACGCTAAACGAAGTGCGAGTGCGTTTTCGGATCAGATATCTTCCCGTGCTTGAGCCTTCCATGGGAATCATCTTTGCAGATGATAGGTACGAGATCATCTCCATTGAAAACAAGGACTTCAAAAACAGGTACCTAGATATCTTGGGAAGGAAGGTGAGCGCCGGTGGCTGATATCAAACTGGAGGGAATCGATGAGCTCATTTCAAAGCTAGATAAACTCGAGACCGGAGGGAAAGAAATAAAAAAGGACGCGCTATCCCAGGCGGGAGAAATCGTAGCAAAATCCATGAAAGAACTGGCACCAAGGTCCAAAGATGGAACCATCCACATGGCGGATCATATCAAGGTGAGCGATTTAGAAGAAAAAAATGGACTGTCATATGTGGCGGTAGGGCCAAGCAAGGGAGATAACTCTTCCTTTTTTTATTCCAAGTTCACAGAGTGGGGCACAAGCAAGATAAAGGCAGTCCACTGGGCGGAAGGGTCGCTACAAAAAAACAGAAAGAGGATAAAGGATATCATATTTAGCGAACTAAAAAGGAGGCTTGAACCCTTTGATTAACAAGAAAATCTTAGCAGCGCTGTCTTCGCTTTCTGTTCCCGTCTCCTTTCAAAAATATGAAGGAACGGCTGACACGTATATCAGCTTTCATGAATACTTGCAGGAAGGGGAGGAATTCGATGATGATGAAGAAACCTTGACGGCCCATCTTATTCAAGTGGACATCTGGTCAAAGGCGGATTACACGGCCTTGACATCCCAGGTGAAGTATCTGCTGGGCCTCTCGGGATTAAAACGAATAACGGAAGAAGACCTATACGAACCGGATACCAAGATCTATCACAAGGGAATCCGGTTTTTCTATCTACAGGAAAAGGAGGAAGAATAAATGGCAAGACAAATAGGATTAAAAGACATCCACATCGCGCTGCTGACTGACGATGACAGCCTTGGCGCAACCTATGAAACGCCGGTGAAATTGGAGCGGGCAGTATCTGCAAAGCTGTCGCCCAAAGTGAACTCGGAAAATATTTACTCGGACGACGCGGTGGAGGATGTGATCGCATCCTTTGACAGCGTGGAAGTGGAAATTGAGTTAAACCAATTATCTCTTACAAGCCGTGCGAAACTTCATGGTGCGAAGGTGGTGAAGGGAGTTCTTATTGAAAGCAAGGACGACCTGGCACCGACCTTGGCCCTTGGCTTTAAGTCCAAAAAGCACAACGGAAAGTACCGGTATGTGTGGCTTTTAAAGGGCAAGTTCGAACTGGCGGGCGACGAATTCGATACGGAGGCTGAAAAACCTCAACCGAAAAGCTCAAAATTAAAGGGGACGTTTTACAGCAGAGACTTTGACGGTAACTACCGCTTCATCGCAGATGAGGACGAGCCGCTTATTGATGCTGCAATCATAGCGGCTTGGTTTACGGATGTGCCGGATGAACCGGTTCCGGCGGCTTAAGGAGGATGACATGAAAGGAATGGATCTTAAAACCAAGACCGTGAAGGTAAACATCTTGGGAAGCGAAAGAAACCTTCGCTTTGACATGAACACCTTTTGCGAACTTGAAGAAATCTATGGAGATTTGAACGCCGCCTTTGATGCCCTATCCAACATGAAGCTAAAGGCAGTCCGGGCGTTTGTTTACGCCGCACTAAAAAGCGAAGATGAAAGCATCACGCTAAGCGAGGTTGGAAAAGGCCTTGGCATCGAGGATTTGGAGATGCTGGCAACTGCCCTAAGCGATGCCCTGACATCATCCATGCCAAAAGGAGATGACGACTCGGGGGAAGTGACAGCCGCTTAGGTTCGTCCTCCTGGGACTGGGAGTGGCTATATTATCTTGGGACATGTCTTTTATCCATGGACGAAGAGACGTTTTGGCGCTGCACACCTAAAAAACTGCAGTGCCTTTTTGATGTCCATATGGATGCAAAGGGAGATGCAGGAAAGCCTGCGATAGATGATCTAATTTTTTAAAGGAGGAGTAAATGGCAGGCGGAAACACAGTACTAGCTAGAGTTGGTCTTGATGACCGGGGCTTTCAGGAGGGAGTCAGTAAAATCCAAAGAAGCCTTAAAGTGGTGCAAAGTGAGTTTGCCGCTGCTGGGGCGAAGCTAGGCGAATTTGGGAACTCCACTGAAGGGCTGAAATTAAAATCTGACAGTCTGGCAAAACAGATTGAGCTTCAAAAGGAAAAGGTGGCAGCTCTTGGTTCGGCCTATAAGGAAAGCGCAGACACCAAAGGCGCAGATGCCAAGGCGACGGAGAACCTTAAAATCAAGCTCAACTTTGCAAATGCGGAGCTTTCCAAAATGCAAGGAGAGCTTACGGCTGTTACTTCGGATCTGAAACTCAAAAGCTCCGCATGGTATGGGCTTTCACAAAACCTGTCAGATGCCAGCAAGAAGCTTTCTGAAGTGGGAGATAAGATTAGTGGCGTAGGAAGAGGTCTTTCAACCAGCGTAACCCTACCCCTTGTTGGAGTTGGGACCGCAGCAACCAAAATGGCGATGGATGCTGTGGAATCTGAGAACTTATTTGAAGTGTCCATGGGGAAAATGTCCGGTGCCGCAAGGTCCTGGTCAGAGGAACTTTCAGATTCCCTTGGTCTTAATGAATATGGAGTTCGTAAAAACGTGGCGACTTTTAACGCCATGATAAGCTCCATGGGCCTTGCGGAAGAAGAGTCCCTTGGCATGTCGGAGGGACTAACAAAACTTTCCTATGACATGGCTTCCTTTTACAACCTAAAGCCTGAGGAAGCCTTTGAAAAACTAAAATCCGGTATTTCAGGGGAAGCAGAGCCGCTAAAAGCACTCGGCATCCTAGTTAATGACACAACCGTTAAAACCTACGCCTACACCCATGGGATTGCAAAGCAGGGAGCGGAGCTTACCGAATCCCAAAAAGTCCAGGCAAGATACGGGGCGATTTTGGAAGCGACAAAGAAAGCTCAAGGAGATTTAGGCCGCACCATGGACAGCCCCACAAACAAGATAAGGACGCTAAAAGAAAAGACTTCGGAGCTTGCGGTATCCTTTGGCCAACTACTTATTCCAATCCTTGAAAAGCTGATCGCTTTCATCGCGCCCATCGTGGACTGGTTTTCAAATTTGTCCAAGGGGCAGCAGGATCTGGTTGTTAAGATTGCCCTAATAACCGCCGCCATTGGCCCGGTCATCCTTGTTATTGGAAAGATTATCACGGTTGTTAGCACCCTTGCCGGAATCTTTTCTGCGGTATCAGGAGCAGTTGCTGCCGCTGGTGGCGCTCTTGCGGTCTTAACAGGGCCTGTTGGGATTGCCATTGGCGTGATTGCGGGGCTTATCGCTGCCGGCGTATTTCTTTTTAACCACTGGGACAATGTGAAAGAGGTGGCAAAAACGGTATGGGATGCTGTCACAGGCACTATAAGCTCGGCTGTAAATGTCATAAAAGACATCATAAGGCTCGTCTTTTCGGGAATCACCACGTATTTCAAAGTGACATTCGCTATTTATGAGGCCATTTTTAAGGCAGCATTTAATGTCATTAAGACTGTTGCAACGGTAGCTTTCAAAGGGATCAAAAAAGTCATCATCGACCCCATCAAAGAGGCTGCAGACTTTATTAAATCCATGGTGGATAAAATCAAAGGTTTCTTTTCGGGGCTTAAGATAAGCTTGCCTAAAATAAAGCTGCCCCACTTTTCCCTCGAAGGTGAGTTTTCACTGCTTCCACCAAAGGTCCCAAAGCTTGCTATCGACTGGTACGCGCAAGGCGGAATCTTTCAAAGGCCAAGCATCATTGGTGTGGGTGAGGCAGGCGCGGAAGCGGTTCTTCCCATTAGTAAGCTGGATAATCTTATGGCCAATGCCATGAGAAAAACAGGAAGCGGCGAAGTGGAAAGGATGCTATTTGAAATTCTAAGGATTATGCAGGAAAGCGGAAACGGGAAGGTGGTCTTGGATACCGGAGCGGTGGTGGGAGAGCTTGCCTATCCAATGAATAAGGCTCTTGGGAAGATTAAAGAGAGGAGGTAAAATGAACGGCGTTTCATTTGACGAATTACATTCATATAGGCAGCTTGGGATGATCCTAGGAAACCCGGACATAGAACGGCCAAAAGCAAGGTTATCTTATCTTGAAATTCCGGGAAGGGACGGCGCACTGGATTTATCCGAGGCGCTAGGTGAACTTCGGTTTGAGCAGAGAAAGATTACGATGCCGTTTAAATACATTGGCACTCCTGCCCAAGCGGAAGAGAAGATTTCGGAAATCCAAAACCTACTATCCGGGAAAAAGATGAAAATCTCCTTTGATAGAGACATGGGCTTCTACTTCTATGGCCGGCTTCTGGTGGAAGGAAAGGCTCAGCATCCAATAAGCCAAATCACCATCACCGCTTACTCCGAGCCATATAAATACAAAAGGGATGTGACGGAAGTAAGTTTTGACGTAACGGGCAGCCTTGAGGTCATTTTGTCAAATGACCGAATGACCACCTATCCCGTTGTCACTACAACGAATCCATTTCTCATCACCAAAGATGAAACCACCTACTCCTATGGCGCGGTAAGCAATTTAAAGGCGACAATCCCACTCACATACGGAGATAATATGCTGATCCTTACCGGTATAGGCACTGTGAACTTCAGATACCAGGAGGGTTCCCTATGAGATATGCAATTTACTCGGGGGATGCGCTTCTTCATCTTAACGGTCTTTCGGACTACTGCGTGATTAACCCAATGCTAAGACTTGAAGAAGGAAAGGCGGGAGAACTCACTTTTGATCTTCCACCAGATCATAATAACGGGGAAGCGGTCAGTAAACTTCGCCCGGAGATTTCGGTGCTTGCGGACGCCAAGGTCATTTTTCGTGGCAGGGTCATTGAAGACAAGATGAGCTTTGAAAAAACAAGAAGCATCTTTTGCAAGGGAAAACTCTCGTATCTATATGACACCCTGGTTTCGCCTGGGATCTATGAAGGGCGGGCGAATGAAGTCTTTGCTAGGTTGTTATCTGAGCACAATGTCAAAGTGCTTGATCATCAAAAGATACTGCCGGGGACTTTGACAGTAGCCACAGATGTGGTTATCGCTACACCAGATTACAAAACCACATACGAGCTGCTTCATGAGCTTCTTGAAAAAGCAGGCGGCGTATTTCTTCTACGCTATGAAGATGATGGGGACTACTTGGACTTCATACCGGACTATTCAAAAACAGCCTTGCAAAAAATCGTCTTTTCTGAAAACCTCCTAAATCTAACAAGGGAGGTCTCAGCTGAAAAAACCTATACGGCTTGCATACCGCAAGGCGCATTTGAAACCGATGAAAACGGAAACCAGACAAACACGAGAATCACAATGAAAGCACTGACAGGGTCGGAGGTGCTTTATAACCTGGCGCTCGTCAATGAATACGGGTGGATCTTTGCGCCGCCGGGGGACACCACATTTGATGATGCGCTTTCTCCGGAAGACCTACTGATTAAAGGGCAAGCGTATATGGCATCTATGGGCGGCATGCTGGAGGCCACCATCGAGCTTTCCGCGCTAGACCTTTCATACACAGGAGAAGACATAGAAGGTTTTGACATCTGCGACTATGTGGAGGTTCATTCACCTATGCACGGCCTTCTTGAAACCTACCTCATATCCGCCATGGAAATTGACTTAATGGATCCATCCAAAACCAAGATGACACTGGGGCAAAAAACAAAGACGCTTACAGACACCAATCGGCAAAAGGAAGCGGATGCGGAAATCGCCATAAACGAACTAAAGACCGCACTTGTAAAATCGATCGCAGACCTTGGAAAAGAAATGGCGGCAAGGGAGCGATATATCAGGTATGCAGATGGCGTCATCGAAATGGGGGAAAGCGGCTCGGATCTTAAAATGCGACTTTCAAACACCAAGATCTCGTTTGTGGAAACCATCGACGGCGCGGAAACGGAAGTGGCCTGGTTTGGAAACCCCACAGGAAGCCCCGGGGACTCCAAGCTATACATTGAAACGGGAGAAATAAAAAAGTCTTTTCAGATAGGACAGTTCGCATTTGAAATGAGAGGAGATAATCTTTCTCTCGTACATAAGGGATAAATTATGGCAAGTGGCAATTTCATCTCCTCAACCGGAGTCAATCTAAATTTATATATCGCCTGGAGCTCCACCGAAAATGTAGCAGGAAATTACTCGGATGTGGTGATGACAGCATATCTAAGGCACTCATCCCTTTATGTGGGCGCTAGAGCGGACCAGGTGCTAAAAGCTGAAGGAACCTCAAAGACCTACGATGCTCCGGCCATAAGCTACAGTTCAACTAGCCTAAAAGACACCCAAATCGGCCAGCAAACGATCAGGGTTTACCACAATTCAGATGGCACCATGCCGTCCTGCGACCTTTATGGCTCCTACTATTTCAACGGAACCTACGGCGGAAAAAGCATCAGTACCATCACCGCATCAAAGACAGTGGCCCTTGATACCATCCCAAGAAAATCTTCTATCAGCGCGCTTACAAGCCCCGTGGCCATAAATGGCACAAACCAGGTGACAGTCACTATAAGCCGTGCGGATTCATCCTTCACCCATAAGGTGGAGTTCATTCTTGGAACTGAAACTGCCTCCTACACTGGAATTGCCACAAGCAAAGCCTATGCGATTCCGATGTCCTGGATAAACCAGCTTCCGAACGCAGTGACCGGATCGGCTAAATGCAGGGTCACAACCTACAGTGGCGCAACAAGTCTAGGGTATGTGGAATCCACCTTCACAGTAAATGTACCGGACACCATCATTCCGGTTGTAACGGACATACAGTTTTCAAAAGATATGACCAACACAGCGGACCCGTTTTCGGCGGGTATCTATGTGAGAGGGATTTCCAAGATTTCGCTTTCCGGGGTGTCTGTAACCAACCAGTATTCTGCCACAAGTAAAACGTATAAGACATACATTCATCCGGGAGCCTCCGAGTACACAACCGGGACCTTGAAAACTGGGAGCAGTTTCATATCAGATGCAATTCCATTTTTTGGGCAGGTGAAGCTTACTGAAATAGTGACTGACTCAAGGGACAGAAATTCAGTTCCATACGCCGAAACGATAATGGTGGAACAGTATTTTGCGCCTAACGTAACGGTTTATGGGGAGCGTTGCAATGCCGCTGGTCAGACGGATCCAAATGGCTCTTTCATCAATATTCGCCTCCAGGCTACCGTGGCTTCTGTTGGAAACGACAACAGCAAAGCCTACAAGCTTGAGTATAAGAAGCTGACCGATGTGAATTGGACTGAGGTTAGCACTGCATCACAAACAGGATACACCTGCGACCTATCGGCGATTCGGGCTGCGGATCCTGGCGCGACTTATCAGGTGAGAGGAACGGCGACTGACAAGCTTCAAAGCACCCAAAAGATGGTGTCTGTAGCAACCGCCACGGTTGTCTTAGATTTTTTAGCAGGCGGTCTTGGCGTGGCCTTTGGGAAGGCGGCTGAACTGACAAACATCTTTGAGATGGGGCTTGATGCGGCCTTCAACAAAGATGTGGTCATCCACTGCCCAACTGGCGAAAGCGGTATTCTTTCGGTTTCAGGAGTTGATGCGGATATTGACCTGGTGCTTACCCCTAAAGGCGCTGGTGCAGTAAAACTATCCGGCAGTACTGGCGGGCTTGTCTTGCCAAACAATGGACATGTAAGCGGATTAACAACCGGAGGTCAGAAATCCAGCCTGATTGTAAGGTCTCTAAGTGATAACTGCCTCATCAACTGGGACTGTATCGGATACAGCACGATCTATGCCGCAAACGGGTGCGCAGTGAACTTGTATTTTGACAATGGAAGCGGCACAAAGGTCAAAAAATACATCTTTGATGAAACTGCCTTTCTACCATCGACACAGTATGGGCAAAACATCGGAGCTGACGGCCAGGAGTTTAACAATGCTTTTATAAAAAATCTGTACCTGGGCGTGGGGAATGCCACAAGTACGTACGACTATATGACTTATGACGATTCAACAAACTCCTACAAATTTTATGCGGATGCCTACGTTGGGGAAATAAAGATTGGTGACGGAGCCTTTGAGTTTGGGGAAACGAAGGCAGGGTATCAGTTCCGTCTTGCAGCAAACTACTTTCGGCCAACTGTCGACAACACTGTATACCTAGGAAGTCCATCATATCGCTGGAAGACCATTTACTGTGCCACAGCAACAATTAACACATCGGATGAAAGGTATAAGCAAGAGATCAAGATGGTGTCTCTTGGAATGGACTTTATAAATGCCCTAAACCCCATCTCATATAAAAACAAAGAAGGGAAGAGACTGCATTTCGGGTTTTCCGCCCAGCAGGTCATAAAGACTTTGGATGCTTTTGGGATAACTGATGCCGGGGTTTTTACTATAAGCCCAAAAGACGAAATGGCGCCATTTGATTTGGAGATGAATGAGGAAGACGTAATCTACGGTCTTCGTTATACGGAGCTTCTATCGCCGATGGTACTCGCCATGCAGGAACTACATGAAAGGATTAAGGTACTGGAACATGAAGGAAAAAGTACAAAGAGCATTAAACCTTGCTGCTGATATAAGCGTCAGAGGGCAGGATGTGCTACGGATGGCTGAAGTGCTCAGTCTGCTTCAACAGGAGCTAAATGAAGCTGACAACAAAAAGGAGGAGAAAATATGAGAAAACCAACCCAGTATTTCCAGACGGATGAAAGGTGGGCGGGGTTGCCATATAGAGTAGCTGGAAAAGAGGAAAGCACCATCGGAGGATCGGGCTGTGGCCCCACCTGCGCGGCCATGGTGATTGAAACCATAAAGGGAAAACCGATAAGTCCCGTTACTGCTTGCAAATGGTCTGTGGACCACGGATACAAGGCGATAGGGCATGGCACCTACCATGCCTTTTTTAGTGCCATATTTACTGAGTACGGCATACAACATTTTCAGACCATCGATATGGAAAAGATTCTGGCACACCTGAAAGCCGGAGGCTGGGCGGTTGGGCACATGAAAAGAGGCAACTGGACAAGCGGCGGACATTTCATATTGGTCTATGGATACGAAGGCGGCTACGTCTATGTGAACGACCCTGCAAGCAAAAAGCTATATCGTGTCAAAGCACGATGGAGCCTGTTCAAGGCCGAGTGCACCAAAGCCTGGGGAATCCACGTGCCAAAAGCCCTTCCCGGCGACGCACCAAAACCAGCACCTTCTCTTACTTACTTCGTCCATTCGCCTAATGATGGATACCTGAACATGAGAAAAGGACCGAGCCTTACCTACGGGGTTATACGAAGACTCCCTCATGGGACTAAGGTTACGGTCGTTTCCCAAAAGAATAGCTGGGCGAAGCTGAAAGAGGGCGGTCATGTCCACATAAAGGGTCTTTCTAAGTATGAACCGGTGAATAACAAATACGTGACCCTCTATGCCATGAACATCAGGGAAGGGTATTCGACCAAAACCAAAGTTAAAAAGATCTTGCCCAAAAGCAAGGAAATCCGCATTTCCAAAATCCGGGGCGACTGGGGCTATGCATATAAGTACCGTGGGTGGATCAGGCTTCGGGATTCCTCAGGGAAAACTGTCCATTCATATTGCAAGAAACTGTAGGAGGTGCCGATGAACATAGAAACCATCCTTGGCATCTGCGGCGGCATCGTGCTTGTGGGTAATGCGGGCGGACTCATCTTCAAATGGATCCGTCCGGCCCTGAACCTTACAAAGCGGGTTTCCGTTTTGGAAGAACACGACTGCCGGGACTTTGAAAAAATAGAGAGCCTGACTAAACTCAATGAAACCCAGTGCATGGCCCTTCTTTGCCTTATTAATCACATGATTGATGACAATGGTGTGGAGGAGATGAAAAAAACAAGAGAGCTGATCACCCAAACGTTACTGCATCACAAATAAAGGAGAAAAACATGAAAGTAAAAGCAGACACCCTGGCAAGAACAATATTTCTTACGCTAACCCTCATCAACCTGATTCTTAGCGCATTTGGCAAAGTACCCCTGCAGCTTGAAGAAAGCTTCATATATGAAGTATGCTCGCTAGCTGCTGTGCTTCTCGCATCGATTGCCGCTTGGTGGAAGAACAACTCATTTACCAAGGCTGCCATCAAAGCGGATGAAACCCTCACTGAAATGAAAGCCATAAATTCTGTTAACAAAAGTAGTCAGGGATGAGGTTCCCTTGGATACAATCTTTCCTGTGAAAGGAGCGTATATGCTGACAAAAAAACAGTTTGAAGCAGAAAAGGATTACCGGATTTTAGCTTATTTTGTTGAAGATATGATGGAAAACGGGATCTTAACAAAGAAGGAAGCAAGCCGGATGAAGGCCCAATTACTTCGGGAAATATCTCCAGTTATATCTTCAATTTAACCCAAAACAACTTGATTATCCGGGGGAGTAGAGCTAACATTTGACATGCGAAAGGAAGAGAAGATGGAGCGCATTATTCATAAAGTTGAAACCTCCCCCGGCAAGTTGCCCGCAAGATTACGGGTCGTGGCCTACTGCAGAGTGTCTACTGAAAAAGAAACCATGCAAAAGTCCCTCTCTGCCCAAATCTCCCATTACAGTGGAATCATTCAAAAGAATCCAACCTGGCAATATGCCGGGGTTTATGCGGATGAAGGAATCACAGGCACAAAGGACAATAGAGCCGAATTTCAAAGGCTGCTAGCAGACGCTCGCGCAGGCAAAGTAGACATCATCCTTACCAAGTCCATTTCACGGTTTGGTCGAAATACACTGAATCTGCTAAAGACAGTACGTGAGTTAAAAGACCTTGGCGTGGATATTTGGTTTGAGAGGGAAAACATCAAGACTAAAAGTGCTGAAGGGGAACTTCTTCTTACGGTGTTGGCATCGTTCGCCCAGGCGGAAAGTGAGGCGGTGAGTGAAAACTGCAAATGGCGAATAAGGCAAAGACTCTCAAAAGGAGAACTCGTTAGCCTACGACATATATATGGATACGTCATAGAAAAAGACAATATAAAGATAAACACCAAACAGGCGAAAATAGTAAATCGAATATTTAATGAATATGTGAACGGCATGGGATGCAAAGAGATTGCATCCTTTTTAAATTCTAAAAAAGTGAAAAGCCTTAATGGCGGGAAGTGGACCGCTGATCGGATTGCCAAGATGCTTCGAAACGAAAAGTACATCGGTGATGCCATGCTTCAAAAGAAATACGTCAAAGACCACCTCACAAAAAAAGACGCCATTAATCATGGAGAGCTTCCAAGGTATTATGTGACTCATAACCATCCTCCCATTATATCAAAGGAACTTTTTACTTTGGCCAATCAGAAAATGGATGGTAATGCGGCAAAATCCAAAGGAAAGTCCAAAAGAACCCATCCCCCACTATCTGGTATGCTGTTTTGCGAAGCCTGCGGCGCCGCCTATACCAGAAAAACCACACATCACAAAGCTGCCTGGGTTTGCAGCACCTACAAGAATAAGGGAAAGGATGCCTGCCTTTCAAAGCGGATTCCAGAAGATATTTTACTCCATCTTTGTACGAAGGTTATAAAAGAGAATGCATTCGACGATATAAGGTTTCGGGACAAAGTGGAGAGAATCACAGCAGCAGAAGACATACTCACCTTTCATTTTAGGGGAAATAGGAAGGTGAATATTACATGGAGCAATACGTCTCGAAAAGAAGTCTGGACCGAGAGCATGAAAGACTCGGCAAAGGAAAGGAGTCTAAAGCAGTGGCAACACCGGAAAAGCAAATAACGATAATCCCAGGGGTCATAAAATACACCGAAGGATTTGAATCAGGATATCCTGGCAAAAGAAAAGTTGCTGCATATGCCAGGGTCTCCACAGGAAGCGAGGAGCAACTGACATCGTACGAAGCCCAAAAGGACTACTACGAGATGAAAATAAAAGAAAATCCAGTCTGGCAATATGCAGGTATTTATGCGGACGAGGGGATCTCCGGAACTTCGACCAAAGGCAGAGTGCAGTTTAATAAAATGGTTAGCGATGCGCTTTCTGGAAAAATCGATCTTATCATCACCAAGTCTGTTTCCAGGTTTGCGAGAAACACAGTAGATAGTCTGACGACCATTAGAAATCTGAAAGAGCATGGTGTGGAGGTATTTTTCGAAAAGGAAAACATCTACACGCTGGATGCTAAAGGGGAACTTTTGATTTCGCTGATGTCATCTCTCGCTCAAGAAGAAAGCAGGAGCCTTTCACAAAACATCTCGTGGGGCAAACGTAAGCGGTTCGCTGACGGAAAAGTGAGTCTGCCTTACAAACATTTTTTGGGCTATGAAAAAGGAGAAAATGGCCATCCAAAAATTGTGGAAGAAGAGGCGGAGATAATTCGGCTAATATACAAGATGTTTTTAGCAGGAAATAGCGCTCATACCATTGCAAAGCATTTAACTAGCGAAGGCATAAAAACACCAGCTGGATGTGATGTTTGGCAGCAGACGACAGTCCTCAGCATTCTTCGAAACGAGAAATATAAAGGGGAGGCCATCCTTCAAAAAACATTTACAGCCGACTACCTCACAAAAAAAGTGAAAGATAATACCGGCGAGGTACCAAAATATTACGTCCAATACTCCCATCCTGCGATTATATCGCCGGACGTGTATGATCTTGTCCAGCTTGAACTCGAGAGGCGAAAAAACAGTAAAGGTTACATCACTAGTAAAAACGCTCTATCCGGGAAGCTGATATGTGGGGAATGCGGAGCAACCTACGGATCCAAGCTCTGGCACTCAAACAGCAAATACAAGCGGACTGTCTGGCACTGCAATCAAAGACACAAGAAGTACTGCAAGACACCGCCTCTTAATGACTGGGAAATTCATGCGGCCTTCGTGGATGAACTTAATCGCCTGGTGGAAAACAAGGATGAGCTAACTGGAAGGTTGGAATCGATGCTTGCGGGAGTATTGGACTCTACCCAATATAACGCAAGACTTCGAAGACAAAAGGCGCAGAGGGATGCTTGCCTAAATGAGCTTAATTCGCTGATACGAAGGAATGCCACTGTGGCTCTGGATTTGGAAGCTTATGAAAAGGAGTTCACTAAGCTTTCAGATGAATTCGAAGAAACGAGGGCAACCTGTGAACGACTTTCTGAACGGATTGACAACTTGGAACGACGAAGAGTGCAGGCCAGTGCATACCTTGAAAAAATTCGAAACCTGCCGGGAGTGATTGAGAGCTTCGATGAGAATCTTTGGAATGGGCTTTTGGATAGGGTAATTGTGAACAGCAAAAAGGACATGCGGTTCATCTGGAAAGATGGCACTGGGGAAGAATAGCCACAAAGTGAATAAGAAGAAAAGGGAGCACCTGCGAGGATATTTGCCTTGCAGGTGTTTTTCTTGTTTTTGGCAAATATATTAAAATAATCTGAAAATATAAAAAA